AGCCGGTGGTTCGGCGTCACGCTCGAGCCGCGCGGCAGGCCGACGAGCTCCGGCCCCTGCTCTCCGACGAGCGCCGCTCCGCCGGCGAAGTTCTGCGTACCCCTGGCGAGGTGCGGGATATCGGGCGCCGATACGTTGATGTCCTTCCCGCCAAATGGCCCCACGCCGGGGATATGAATCGAGATATCGAGCGCGGAGTTAATCTGATCAATCAGGTAGTTGATGGCGGACCGAACGGCATCGCTAACTGCTCCCCCGACAGCGGACGCGGCGCCCTTCAGACCGGAAGCGATCCCGGAGACAACCTTTTCCCCGAGGCTCGCCGCCGCTTTGAAAAGTAGTCCTCCGAGCTGGAGCAGTAGCCCGGGGATCGCCATGATCGCGTCCTTCACGACGCCGGGTAGAGCCTTCAGCCCTTCTACCATGCCGTCGACGGCCATCTCGGCGAGCTTTAGGTACGTCGCCTTGAAAACGTTGAACCACAGTTTTACAAGCTCCACGACTCCGCGAAGCGCGTTGGCAACGATGTCTTTTACGGATTCCCACACCTGCGACCAGTCTCCGTCAATGAGCGCCTTGATGAGCTTCACGACGGCCACGATCTGATCGACCATGACCTTTAGGTATGGCTTGATTTTCTCGAAGATCACCCGCGCCTTTTCCATCCCGTTGTTGAACGTCTCCTCGATCTCCGGCCAATGCAGGTTCACCCAGTCGACGACTTCGTTCAGCTTGAGGATCAGCGAGGTGAATACGGGCAGTAGCTTTTGCCCGATCTTCTCCTGTAGGTTCTCGAAGGCGACCCCGAGGCTTTCCTGAGCTCCGGCCGCAGTCTTGCCGTACTGCTCCGCTGCACCTCCAAAGCGTCGCTGCGCTTCAGCTAGTGCATCAGTCGCGTCCTGGTTCTCCTTGAGGCGGATGCCGATGCGCGTAAACGCTGTTTCTTGTCCGGCCTGCGCCTTCTCGACCATCTTCGTCGCAGCCTCAAGCGAGATGTTGCGAGCGCGGGCGATGTCCGCGGCAAGGCTCATGCCCTTGAGAGCCGACTCGACATCTCTAGTTCCGCGCACAAGCTTGGCGAAGGAGTCGCTCAGTTCCTCGTCGTCGAGCGCAGCAAGCCTAGAGGTCTTTTGGATCGCGTCGTCGATCGCCTCGCCGTGACGCTTGAACGAGATCCCCGCTGAGCCAAGCGCCTGCTCGAGCCGCGCCTGAGCCTTCTCAGCCTCCTGCGCGGCACCGATGGAGCTCTTGAGCGCAACCACCAGTCCGCCGAGCGCCGCGCCCCCAACCGCGATCCCGGCCATCTTCGACATTCCCTTGAGCCGAGAGCCGAACGATTCGGTCGACTTGCCGGCACGGTCGAGCTCCCTCCTGAACTTCGAGGCGTCACCGACAATCGCGATTGCGATCTCGGGACCAGCCACCTATGACGCTCCCTGAGACGAGAAACCAGTGGTCGGAGCGGGCTTCTTCGATGCAGGCGCGTTGTAGCGATACGCGGCGAGCAACTGCGCCGGGGTCAGGTCGTTGAGGTCCACCGGGCGCAGGGCTCCTAGATCGGGGCGCCAGTAGGACTCGGGACGTCGACCGGGATCTCCGAAGACTCCACGGAACTCGCGCCAGAAGAGTCGGCGCCGGAAGCGGGCAGCACGCTCGAGTTTGGCCCACTCCCGTTGGTCACCGGGGGGAGAGCATCAGCCTCCCGGTCATGCTGCACCGAGCCGGCCGCTGCCTGCCACAAGAGGTCCGCCTCAGGAGACTTCCACGGATGGCGCGGGTTGCCGGTGATCTTCCCCTCGCGCATGAGCACGACGAGCGCCAGCCCGATCGCCGAGCCGTACGCGCCTTCGGCCTCCATCTCTTCCGGCGTGCAGCCGGTGAACATCAGAACGGCGTGCAGCTCGAGGCTCGTCATGCCGGAGTCGTCCCAGTCGTACGTACCGTCGAGCTCCGGGTGGACGTTCTGGATCACTACGTTCGCGGCCATGTAGCTCCCTTCAGAAACCAGCTCGCTTGATGACTCCCCGCACGTCTGTCTCGACGTGCTCGATGACTTGCTCTCGCCGGACCGACAGGGCGCGTAGTCCTCGGCGCATCTGAAGCGACCCGTACTCGGGGTGATTGCCCGTCGTGCGCCTGATGCGCTGCTCCACCGACACGCCCCTCGCGCGGACGGCGACGCGGTAGCCCGCAGCCGAGCGCGCATTGACGCTCGACATCAGCCGCTGCCACTCGGCCCGGACGGGCTCGCCCGCAGCCTTGAGCATCCTGCGGAGCTCTTTGTCGATGGAGGCGTCGATCTTGCGGAGTCCGCGCCTTACTTCCTTGAGCCCGGTGACCTGAACCGCGCCCGCGGCCATGACAGGCGCCTACGCGGTCGGGTACGTCATGCCGGCGGTGCCGGCGTTCGTGAAGGTCGCCTCGGTCATGGACATCTCGCCGAGGGCTCCGTTGAGCATTTGATAGCTGAACAGGAGCGCCGACGCGAGCACGGCCGCAGGGTTCGTCGCAGAGCGCGACGCGGACGTTGCGCGGACCTCCACCTGCACGGGAGTAGCCGAGGCGATGAGGGGCTGCAAGACAGCGTGCGTCTTGGAGGCGGCGAAGTCCTGGAAGAAGCGGATGCGAATGCTCGCATCGCCCAAGCCCTTCGTATACGAGCGGTTGGTGGCAGAACCGAACGCGCTGTTTTCCACCTGGTCGCGGTCGTCGCTGACCTCGACCTCGTTCGCATGATCGGAGAGGACGGTGCCGTTGACGATGATGTGCGCGTCGGTGAGGGTGAAGCTCGCCATCCGCTACGCCCTATCGGCTTTGGGGGCGCGCTTCGGCTTGGCCTTCGGAGCCTCCACAAGCTCTACCTGGCCGGACTGGATCAGCAGAGCCTCTTCGCCGAGGAAGAGTGCTCGCTCGAACGTCTCCCCTGGCTCCGTCTCATGGACGACGTTGCTGCCGACCACCTTGTACGTCTGCGGAACGATCTCGAGCAAGCCGCTCTGCACGTTCTCGCGCTCTTCTGCCTCGGAAAACTCCTTCTCGAACGTCTCGCCCTGGACGTAGGCGCCGTCTTCCGTGTGGACGGTGAGCGGCAGGAGGACGCGATACCGCCTCACGGGTTCTGGACGGTGAAGACGCCGATCGTGACGGAGGTCGTGAACGAGTGCGTGACCGTCGCGGAGCCCGTCGAGGGGTCGGCGAAGAACTGCGGCGGGAAGGGGCCGATCATCCGCTCCTGCCCGTTCGTGACCGAGACGGAGTTGTCGGAGATCGTGAGCCCTGGCGGGTCGCCGGCAAGCACCTGCACGACGCACGTGTCCGAGGATCCGCCGCCGTTCTTCACGTGGATGAAGCAGTTGGCGTCCGGGACGAACGTGTCGGACGCCGCGACGGCCGTGTAGGACGGCGTGATGCCAGTCCGCACAATGGTCTGCTTCGTCAGCGCCGCCATTCAGCCGCGCCTATCGGCTCAGGCGATGACTTGCACCTCGTACTGCGCGCGCCAGCCCGCTTGCCCCTCCCCGTACACCACCGGGTCGTAGCCCGAGAGTCCGGAGACGTACACGCTCGAGGCGACACCGCCAAGCGTCTGATCGGCCTCGAGCGCAGCGGGAACGGCGCCGGCGTCCACGATCTCGTCCAGGTTCACCTGCGCGGCCTCCTCGACTCCCGCCACGACGAGCACGGTCACCGTGAACACGACTTCGACGGGCGCCACGCCGTGATGCCCCATCGCGATCCTGCTCGTGCGTACCGGGGTGAGATACGCGCAGGGAGGCGATGGAGAAGAGAGCTGGTACTCGGACACCTGCCCGAGCCCGTCGACGGTGCGAAGGCGCGTTGCGAGCCCTTCGCGCAGCTCGCGCATGGTCGCCACTACGCGACGAGCACCTTGCGCGAGTAGGGCGTGAGCAGATCCTCCACGTCGGGGTCGATCGACATCATCCGAACGACGGCGCCGTCCATGCCGAAGCCGACGACGCCGTGGGGAGCCTCACGCAGTCGCTTCAGGAACCGATGCGCCACCATCTTCGTCGCCATCCGCACGGGCGAGGGCACCGCTGGCCAGCCGAACTGCCCCGTCAGCTCGACGGAGCGGGGGAATCCGGTCGGGAAGAAGTGTGCTCCGCTCGGATGCACGCACAGCTTCGACCACGGCTCGAGGTCGGAGGCGGCGTTGAGCGGCTCCCGAACGTAGTCGGTGTTCAGCGTCCAGGTGTTCTCGAACGTCCCGTCGCCCGCGTCGTCGGACTTGAGCGTCGTGATGACCGAGATGTCGTCGACCCGCAGCGTGTACGGGTCATCGGGCGAGTAGTAGCGCACCTGGTTCGCGTCCACGTCCAGGTAGAAGCGCCGGCCGCAGAACTCGTCCACCTTTCGCGAAGCCGCGTCGAGCACGTCGCCTACGTCCAAGTCGTAGTTCTGGAGCCCGTCGAGCGAGATCGTCTTCTTCAGATCCTCGAGCTCGACGTAGACGCGGGAGGTGGGGGCGTGGGCGAGGATCTCGATGAACGCCTCGCCCATGTCCTGTTTCTTGCCGTCTGACTCGGTGACTTCCCACCAGACGAGCACCTTGCGAGCGGCAGAGAGGATGCCGCTTGACGCATCCGCGGCCGTCCAGTCATAGCGCACCGTCCCCGCAGGAGCAGAGACGATGACCGCCGCGGCGTCAACGAGCAAAACTGCGGAGTTGGCCTCACGAGCTTTGAACTTGACCGTCGCGGTCGAGAGGTTATAGGCCACCCCGCCGACCGTGATCGTCTCGGAGATGCTCGGGTTTCGGTTCCCTACGCTCCAAGCCAGGAGGTTCGGCATGGCCGGCTCCTAGGTCGCGTCGAGATACAGGAGTCCAGCCGTATCGATCTGGAGCGTGTACGCGGTCGAAACAGTCTGGTCCGTGCCCCAGTCGAGCAGCGCGAAGAGTTTGCGTGTCGCATCGGAGCCCGACGTGCGTTCGTACAGGACGCCGTAACGCCACGTCTTCGAGGCCGTGAACGTCCAGGTTGGGTCGCCGATGTCGAGCCGCACCTGATCGGAGGTCGCATCGTATGAGTAGGTGGCGCCCGTGACGTCGAATCCGTTGGTGGTGTAGCCGTTCCCGTTCGCCAGTTCGTTCGCGACGGGAGTTGTCCAGAACTCGTCGGTGTCCAGGTTCGGCGAATAGGAGCTCGTCACCAGCCCTAGAAACAGGTCGCACACTTCAAGGTCAGAGTTCGTATCTGCCTTCGCGACGTGCAAGAGCCCCTGCCCATACCACTTGACGGTGATCGCCATGCGCTTTCCCTATCGGCCTACACGTAATCGGGACTCGGAGCGTCGAACCGGCCCGCGGTAGGCGATCCGGAGTCGATTCCGCCAGCCGGCGTTGGCGAATCGAATCGGCCGACCACGATTACCGGGGGTCCGATCTCGCCCGGTGCGGTTCCTCCGGCAACAGCCCCGTCGATCGAGAACGTGACCCGCGCCGTAGGGCCGAATCCCTGCGCCACGAGTCCGCCGGCAGCGACCAGCGCAGACGCCACGGGCGTCGTTCCCTGGGCGGTAGCACCTCCGATCGAGAACGTGACCCGCGCGAGTGGCCCGACGCCACCGGCAATCGCTCCTCCCGGAGTAGGCGTCTCGACGACCGGCCCTCCATCCGTGGGCGGGAAGCCCCCCGCGACGGCTCCACCGGCCGTGAACGTGACGCGGGCTGTCGCTCCGACACCTTGCGCCGTCGCTCCACCCTGGGGGACGGCCGTGGACGTGCTCGGAGACGTGCCCTGAGCGAGGGCGCCTCCCGCCGCGATGGTGACGGAAACCAGTGGTCCGACACCTCCGGCGATAGCTCCACCGGGCGTAGGCGTCTCCGTAACCGCGCCGCCGTCTGTGGGCGGGAAGCCGCCGGCGATTGCCCCACCGGCGGTGACGGTGACTACCGCTACAGGGCTCGTTCCTGCCGCTAGCGCGCCTCCTGCGGCGAGGGAGGCGCTCGGTCCAGGTGCTATGCCCTGTGCGGTAGCACCGCCCGCAGAAGCGCTTACAGCGGCCGCGGGGGAAGCACCGCCCGCGAGCGCCCCGCCGGGGGTCGGAGTCTCGGTCGTGCCCGAAGCCGGCGGATGAACCGCGATCGTGAAGGCCGTCCAGCCGGTTGAGGGCGCCGAGTTCGTGAACGTGCCGGGGTCCTCGGATGAGGCTGTGAGCTGTCGCTCGGCGGCTCCAACCCTTACGTTGGTATCTGGCGTTCCCCCCGTTCCGGAGTTCGCCTGCTGGAGATTCGAGTAGCTGCTCGGCGCGGTGTAGGTTTGCGTCTCACCGTCGAGCCCGGCGAACACGATGAACAGGTAGTCCTTGGAGCCGCCTGTAGG